TAGTGTCCCTATAAGGCTTGAAGTCATTTACATCTGGAAGCCTTACAAGATTGTATATGTCTTGTGGTATGTCTATTTGCCTATTAGCTTTTTGGTCTATTAAACCGACTAATGGTTCAGGACTAGCAGCTGGAGGAGCAGGTTGAACAGAGGCATTTTGCTGTGTATTAGAAATACTGGCTGGGCTTGGTGCTCCACCAGAAGCTATCATCTGAGAAGCTTGTACTGTTGTGCTTGTACCTGTTATTTTTGGTGAGTTTATAGAAGCAGCCTCATTTGACTTTATCGATAAATCACTTATTACAGGATCAGAAATCTGTCCAAGCTTACCGCCAGGAGATCCAAGCTTAATTGGCTTAGAGCCGGCGCTTTTCTTTTTAAATCCTTTGCCTGTGCCTTTTTTCTTTTTTTTGATTGCCATTTTGCTCTCTATAACTCTTTAAATTCTCTATCAAAAATATCTGTAGTATCTGCTTTTGTGCGATACCTTCTTCTATAAATATCGACATACATACTTTGATGTGCCTCTGGCATTGATTCTCCTGTGTCTATTGTTTCGTATAGTTGGACTACTCCTTGACTATTTCTTAAAGAATCAAAATATTGTCCGCCTAAATTTGTCCACTGCACTTGGACACTGCCATAACCTGTAGAATATTTTTGTTCGTCTCTTTCTTTAAGAGAGGTGTAGTGTTCATTAGCTTCTAATTCTTTTTTTGAGTAAGGCATTATCTTCTTCCGTATGCTGGTGTTTGATTTTTTGGCTCTTTAGCTAGCCACTTCTTATATTGTTTTGCAGTCCTTCCTTGTTTTTGAAGTTGTTTATTAACACGTGCTCTTTGCTGTTTTCTTGTTTTTGCTGCTTTATTTGGCATTATCTTACAACTTTAAACTGATGATCATCATCTATGTATTGTGTAGTTTTGTTAATACCTGAACCACTTTCAATCATAAATTGAATCTTATAAAATCTCTCTGGCTGTAAACTAGAAGTTCTTAATTTAAAGAAGTTGCCCTCAGCATCACAGCTTATTTTAGATCCTGTTCCGAAGGGTATAATAACGTCTGCTGTCTTATCATCAACTATTGAAAAATATGATGAAGCACTGGGCATATAAGCGACATCTAAATAAGAAGATGTTGTAGAGAATGTTTTTGCCGGATATAGCTCTCTACCAACAACTCTAACTTTTTCTAGCGCTCCTCTTTTGTATTCATGCTTTAAATTTTTAACTGTAATCTTTAAGTTATCCAGCTGTGTACCTGTCAAGCCATCTAATGAGCCTGTCACCCATGTTGCGTCATCCCAAACAACTTCAAGCTTTGGTGGAAATACTGTATGTGTATCGGAAGAAAAGAACTTAAACATTCCAGATCCAGAAGTGCTCACCTCTTCACCATCAGTTCTCTTTAATAAGAACCCACTATTTTCTTTAATACTTCCGCTTATCCAACCGTTGACAATTTCTGTTACGTCAAATCTTGGATCTATCTTTGTATTTTTATTAAATGTGTAAGAGCTAGATGATGCTTCATAATATGTACCACCTAAACTTGAATTGGCAGAAGCCCACGTAGATGCAGTACTAGCATTTCTATATTTCCAGCTTGCACCATTTGTTGACTGTGGAAAGTCAGTAAATTTTCCTGTTCCTTCTGTCCAGCTTTGTGATACTGCATAAGCATGCATTACTGTATCATCTTCTATCTCAATTGCTCCTGCATCATATAAGTTTAAATAAAATTTAGCATCTGTTCCAATAGAGCCATCAACAACAGATGAAGATAGTTCAGATATATCAAAATAAACTAGAGATCTTGCAATGCTATTAAATGCAGTAGAATTTTCTTGGAAGTTCTTGCCTACTTCTAAGATCTCGTCTTTACCAAGATTCTTAGCACTTCCTGTTCCAGCAATATCATTGCCTCTAATTAGTGTAGTATCTTTTTCTGCAAATATAAAATGATGAGCCATTAATAATCTCCTAGCACTTTACCAATAATATCTGAATCAGGAAGACGTACTTCAAAAATAGAAGGATCTAGTGAAGGATAGATAATATCTTTAACAGTTGCCGCTTGTATGTCATAAACATTCCCTGAATATCCTAATTCTTCTTTAAATTTATTTTGAATTATTATTGTATCTTTATTTGGATTGTTGTCAATTGGAGGCACAACATTATTAACACCCTCTACCAATGATATTTGATAAGCAACGTCTTGTAAAATTATTGGCTGATTGATTTGCCATTTATCTATATCAAAATGATCTTTTACTTTTTGAATACAATTTAATAATACCTCGTTTTTATTGTATCCCTTCTTCGCGTAGATAGCAAACCTAACCGATATATTGATCATGTATGCATCTTTAAGATTTATAGCATCAGTCAAGATTCTGTAAGGACCTAAGTAAGTCCTAATATTTCTCTTGGTTGCTTCATTTACCTTGACTAGTTTTTTATCACTGTCATATCCTAGTACGTAGAAATTAAGTGCCATTGGATTCCGCACCCTATCACCTTCACCTAATAATTCTGCAATAGAAACTTCTCCACCTAATTTTTCTAATGTTTCCATGTTGATAATACCGTCTTGTATTATTCCTTCGCCAGTTTGTAGCTGGTCATCTTGATTAATATAAATCTTTTGCACATTACCATATTTTGCAGGTAAGTTATATACTCTTGTAATATAGTCTTCTTTTGATACAGATCTATTTTGTGCTTGAAAATATGCTTTTGTATTTTCTTTTATTTCTGTTAAAGATTCTTCTCCTCTTCCACCTGTTGCAGGTATAGGATTTGTAACTGCTATAGAATCTTTTGTTTCAGACAATATTGATGCATCTAATGCTGAAGATGCTATTGATAGTTCTAAACCTCTTTTTGAAGTTATTGTGCCAGCAGGTACGTTTGCCTCAACACCGCCACCATAAGAATATTTTATAGTCAGTGTTGTATTTGCAGGTGCTTGACCATAGACTGCTGTATTTAAAAAGTTGGCAGGGTCTAATGCACTATTGTTATTTAAAAAGTTTGTATTGGTAAAATTATTTCCTACTGTGGAGGGATTAGGAATTATCTCTTCATCTGGTTGCGAAGAAGTTCCTGAACCAAAACACAATTCTAACTTACCATCAGTATTAACTTTTGTCTTGAATCTTTTTTGTGTCCTCAAAACTTTTAATATGTAAGGTGTAGTTTCATTAAATCCTGCAAGATTAGGATCAAATTCTGCAGTGTTTGCTACATCATCAAATACTAAATCTTGTGCAAGTGATTCAACTTCATAGTATTTCCCGTTATCAGAATCTAATACGCTGATAACTTCTAAAACACCTTTTTGTCCTAAAGTAACTTTATCATAAGCAACTGCATTTGTAAATGTAAATTTTTCTGTTGTTATTGTACCACTTACAGCTTTGCAAGATTTTTTAAGTAAAAATTTTGTTGGTGCACCGTTATTGTTTACTTCATAAATTTCTGATGTTGTTGGGTCCATAGAACTAGAATGGCTAAAGTCTACATCATCTAATGTCCTAAATGTTTTTCCATAGTCCGATGCTTCTACAACACTTCCAGCCTTCACTGTATAAGCATAATTGTAATTTGGTGCTACGTTATCTCCTGCTCCTGTCGCTGGTACAGTCTGATAAACATCTAAATTTGCAGTTGAAGGTGTTGCTATTGTTGGTTTGTATCCGTAAGATTGTGCTATATCAAATACTGTTTTTCTTTCTTCTGCATAGGCAAGTAGTGATTCACGAAATTGTTCATCTATATAAAATGATAGAACATCACCTACGTAAGATGCCATCTCAATAAACATCATTCCAGGAGATGCTTCATTAAAGTCTGCATAACTTTGAGGAAAGTATGTCTTTGCATACTCAATTAAATCTGCTTTAAAGTTATTAAAGTTTTTATTGAGATAATTTACCGGTTTTGGCATTATTTTAGTGCTAGCCATTCTTATCCTCCTCTTGCTAGTGTCAATGACACAGATTCTGTAGAATTAGGATCTGTCTTAACAGCAAACCCTATAGATATTCCAACAGTATTTTGATCGTCTTGAGCATCAATAATAAGTGTCTTTATAATTACATGTGGCAACCAGTGTGCAACAGTTGACTTTATGCTTTCTTCTAATTTCTTTTCAAGACCAGGCTCAAAGTTTTCAAACAATAAATTAAATATATTGCTTCCAAATTCTGGCTGAGCTAATCTCTCACCCTTAACAGTTAACAATAAATTTTTTAAGTTAGTCTTTGTTTGCTCTAACAACGTAGAAGAGGATTTAAAAAATCCATTTTGTCCACTTCTAATCGGCAGTGTTAAACCAATCCTAGCATCAGGATCATTATCTCTTGATCTTGCTGAGGCGTTTCTGTAATCTTCGATTGCCATTATTTTAATCTACCTTTGCCTGCATTCTTTTTTAATTCTTTAGCCAAGTTATCTGATACTGGCTGAAAGGAGCCACCAAGCTGAGATGCTCTTCTCCTTGTAGTTAAATATCGTATTCCTGCATTTGTAGTCACAATACCAAGCTCTAATCCTTGTTTCATATTATCTAGAGCAGCTTGTTGCTGAATGGTCGGTGCTAATATTCCTAACAATTGTTGTATATCATCTGCAATCCATTGAAGACTATTTTTTTCAATGAGCGGAGTTATTTTTAGAGAGTTCCTATTGCCAGGTTGAGGAATTCTTATTCCTCCAGGGAGAGTTTTAAATCCTCCATCACCTACTTGTTCAACTTCTGCTCTGGCGACATAATCGTGTATTGCATTGGCCAACTTTGAAGCTTCTTCTACGTTCTCTTTCATCTCCTGAATTTTAGGCTTTGTCTTGAGAAACGTATTTTTCGCTGTCTTATCGTTCTCTATCTTTGCAATATTTCTTACTAATCGTTTTTTATCTAGAGCCATGTTTCTTTTCTATTGCTTTAACAACTTTTGCTGAATGACCACTCATTGCTTTTTGCATAAAATCTGGCATAGCACCTGTAGGTTGTCCTGCTGGTGTAACACCTGCGACTTCTGTCATTCTATCAGAAGTATAAGCACCTCCACCCATTGTTGGATATGCTTCTTGACCGCCACCGATTCCGCCTTCTGTCTCATTTAATATCTTATTAAGAACGGGATCTTTTACATTTAAGTTAGTCTTTGGCCCTGAACTAATTTCATCTGCCATGAGTTCACTTACAGTATTCTTTACTGGTGGGTTTGTTATTTCTGATATTACAATTTGCATTTGTTTAGCAACTTCTTTAGACACCATTTCTTTTATCAATTTTTTTAGTGTCGTTATTTGTTTTTTATTCATTTTGCTTACCTTTATCTATAGCTTGTTGTTTTTAACATATCATCTAATTCTGTCATACATTCTGACAGATCTAAAATTTGTGAGTCTAATATTGCATCAATTTCTTCTTCACTAAGTATTCCATTTTCAGAAACTCCTGCACCTCCATCTTCTCCCATCACCCAGTTACCAGTTGCTGGTACTGTTGCTGGAGCTTGTAAAGTTTCTCCTCCATCTCCTAAAGCAATTCCATCAATTAGTGTATCACCAGGATTAAGGCCCATATTAGGAGGGAAGTATAAATTGTCTCCATCATCTCCTTCATTTAAATCATCTAGTAAATTGTCTAAGTCTGCATTTGGATCAGGCAAACCAGGTGCTCCGTCTAGCGAACCAGCATCACCTAAATCTCCTAGTGCTCTATCAACATAAACACCACCAAGCTTTTCACACTGCTCTTTAGATAGGCCTGCTTCTGCACCTCTATTCATTGCGCACTGTGCAACTATCTTTTGCAAAAGTGCAATTAACTGTGGTAGTACTTTTTGTGTCATTGTCATATTCTTTACAGCAGCATCAATCATTATTGGAATGCCTTCTATCATCTGTATCATAAACAAGATTGCTTGTACTACTCTTAGAGGTTTTATGAGTTTTAAAATTAACTTTACTACTTTTTTAATTTTCTTAATTGTCTTGTTTATTTTCTTTAAAATTTTATTAATCTTGCTAATAGTCTTTAAGACCTTGTTCATAATCTTAACTAGCTTGTTAACATCTGGTATGAGATCACAAGCCTTATCAGGCTCCATCTCCATAAGTGTAATTAGGTTTTGTGTCTTTGAAAGAAACTTCCCCTGCATCATTGTAAGTGCATTTATCTTTTTCTGTATCTTCACCCACCAGTCACCAGATAGACCAGGAATGTTAACGTCAAAATCTAGTTTTGCTGCAAGATCATCTAACCTATCACCTTTTTGTGGCTTTCCTGCCAACTCTTGAAGACTGCAATAAGCATCATCAGAATCAGCACCACCAGGTGTAACAATTCCTCCGCCTTCTCCAATCTTGTAACCTTCTCTATCTATAGAGACAGGAGCATCTAAAATATTACCATCAGGATCTATTACTTTTCCATTAACTACAATATCTCCTACATCTAATGAAGTTCCTTCAGCAAATATTCTTGCATCACCTCCATATCCAGAGTGGATGACCTCAATACCATTAGGCCCCGCTATAAAACCTTCTTCTGTTATATAATCTCCAGCTCCTAATGTATCACCTGTATTGAAAGCTGAGGTAGTTGTAAGCTCGATGTCATAAACTTCAGCAGCAGCTTGATTTTGTAATAATTCTTCTTCACTCACTCCAGTAGTGCTAGACTCTCCGCCTTGAAAAATAGCATCACCATCTACAATCTGATCGCCTAGTAATAATGTTGCCCCTGGTGAGAGATTTCTTTTTAGTGATGTAATGTTGTTACAGTCTAGTGCCATTATAATCCTGTTTTGGGTCTTTTTGATACTTTAACATTTTTACTCAATAGTAAGTTTTCTAGTGCTGATTTCTGCCCAGCAGTACCGGCGTATCCTGACATCCCAGCACCTGCTCCCATAATTGCAGGTAGAGGAACTGGTCCACCTATATTACCTACACCTGTTGCAGATGATAATTGTGTTGCAAAACTATTTAGCTGCTGAAATAGCTGATGAAGCAGAGTGACTAAATTATCTCCTAATACTGCCGGCTGTAAATTATTTGCTTCTACATCACCTATCAAAACATTCTTACCAACAAGATTCGTATTGTTTTTTGATATTACATTTGCTGTATTTGATGCGAATAAATTAATCTGTCCTTTATCACCCACACCCTTAGTATTAAAAGTAATCCGTTCAGAATTACCTACTATTTGTGAACCCTTAAGTTCAGAAGGTGTAAATGTTTCACCTGCACTCGGTGAAATATCAATCTTAACAGTTTCATTTCTAGTCATCCATAAAGAAGCAGGATCCAGGTTGATATTTTCTTTTCTTGGTAGAAGTGCATTTCTAGAATTTTCTTCTATAGAAGATATTGACATCTTTATTACAGCGTTGTCCGGACTAGGAATACTGTCAGTGTCTGCAATTACATCAGTTCCTATCCTTATTGACTGGTCATTTCTACCATTAACTGCCCAGTCTCCAGGAAAATTTTTAACTGGTCTATTTACAACTTGTCTTTTAAAATTCTTTACATATTCATTAATATTTTTTGTTGTTGCTTTTCCGTCTTGTTGTGTTGCCATTGATCCTAGCATTATATTATTGTTAACACTATTTCTTATATTAAGCGGCTGAAAATAATATGTTTGTGCACCATAATTTATAATGGCAACTAATTCACCAGGAACAGGATAGCATTTTACTTGAGAGTCTAATGGAAATACCCAGCCACTATCGTCTTTAGGGAGTATAGGAAACGGTACATTTCCTGTGTTTACTTTTATACAGCCAATGTGAAGTGGTGTTACGTCATCATCTAAATCATTTTCATCCATAACAACATCAACAACTTCAGCAATTATTGATTGAACTGTTACTATCTTTTCATTTTGAACAATGGCATCAACGATTTCTCTTACACGCTTTTCGTCAGGAAGATCATTTGTTGGATCTATGCTGATTTGTGAGTTGTGTAATTTATCGATGAGGACTGTTTCGTGAGAATCACTCATATTTATCCTCTATGTTATATCAAGTGCGATATCGTCTACTTCTTTCTGTATACCAGCAGTAGCTTCTTCTAGCTTACTAATAATATCTTCTTTTTCTTTGTCAGATAAACCGAAATCACTTTCTACAGATTTTGTTTCTGTTTGCATAACTCTTTGTACTACTGCTGCTAGCTTAACTAACAATTCATCATTTCTTACATTTGCTTCCATGAAATCACTTATCATAGGAAACAAAGTTTGTGCACTTTGAGGATCTTTGATGAATGTCATCATTTCCTGTATAAGTGACTCTATCTGAATCTTATTTCGCTTTGAATTATCGTCTATCTTTTTAAATAGATCTGATACTGTTGTCCCTTTGAATATTTCATAGTCAGCTGACATTAGAACGTCCTTTGACTATAAATATACTAGAACTTACTAAATAGTACGTTTTGTAACAGGAGGATGTGCAATGTCTCCTTCTTTGTCCCATTTAGTATAGAGGTTCTTATAATGGCTTCTCATAACATTAAGTACTCTAGTAATATGTTGTGTACTATGTCCTGATATTTCCCTTAATAAAATATACAGTGCCTTCTTGTTAAAGATTTCAATTGCATCGACACGAGACATAAGCTCTATAATGGACCACGCAATTTTAATATCACGCTCTTTTTTAAATACTTTTGTAATATTTTCTTCCCAGTAATCAATAACAGACTTAAAAAATTCTCTCTCTTCTTGAGATCTAACTGTGTTGTCATCGTAAGAAGTATTCTTTACATCTTTGTGTTTAAGGTCTAAGACATCGTTATGAGTCTTCATCTTTTTATAATTGTTATTATTGTGGCAAATCAACCAGTTCTTAACAACAACACTAAAATAACTAAATGCCTTGCCTTTTCCTTGCTTATACTTGTCAAGCCTTGTTATCATAAAAGATATAACATCATGCTTAACACTTTCAATAGGATAATCAAAGTAATAAAACTTAAAAGTGTGGATTATGTTTTCAACTAATTTTTCAAAAGGCTGTCTAAGAGACTCATTATAAATTATATTTCTTTCTCTATGCGAATCAGTTGCATTATAAGCTACAATTGCTGCTTCGGTTTCTTCTGTAAAATACATTCTTGTTTTTGATTTCTTGCGTGGCATGTTTTAATTTTCCTCTGTTATTTTTTCTAAATGGTTTATTGTTTCTTTCATCTGTTCAAATATCGCACCTATCTCATCATCAGACTCAAAGTGACCTGTAGAATCGATTTTTCTAAAGTCAGCTAATGTGCCCTGTATCATTTGATAAGTTGCATCCGTCCACAGTTCTAGTTTGTCACATTTCTTATATAAATTAACTACTATATAGATTGATACTATTGTAGTGAATATAAATGTACACAACATTATTTCTAGCATCATGAGAACAGATCCTTTAATTTGTCAGTGTCTAAATTCTTTACTAGCTCTTCTTCTTTAGTCTCACCTTTCATATACTTCGGAAAGTCTATACGAGATTCACCAGATAACATAAATTCTTCTTTCTCTTGTCTTGCTGCTGACATATCAGCCATAGATACAATGTGTGGTAAGTTTGTTTTCATTGCCTTCCATTCAGCACCTTCAAAAAAGTAAGATGTGTTTTGTTCATTATATAAACCATCTGCAAGCCTCATACCAATATACTCTGATTCTGTCATTGAAATCTGAAATTGGTTTAGAATCCAAACAGCTCTATCAGTAACTGTCATATAATGAATTGCAGGATTATGGTTGTAGTGCTCTTGTAATTTCTTTGCACGCCATTCGTCAGTATTTGTGACGTAATAGTCATCTTCCATATTTCCTATCTTGCCAAGATCATGAAACATTGCAGCAAATGTAACCGATTCTTCTGTAATATCGTCTAAGAACATTCCCTGATCTTTAAATAAATTATAGTATTTGTGAGCCCATTGCATTATGTTTAAGACATGTGCAACATAACCACCTGGAAAAGCATTGTGATAATAAGCTCTGCCAGATGCTGGTGCTAGTGTCATTCTTTCTTCAAAATGATCATGAAGTGCATTAATCTTTTCTAATCTCTCACCTTCAAATGTGTCATTTATTATTTTACGTAACTCAGACCAATTTGATTCGATCTGTTCTGCACTTATTCTCATGCATTCTCCTTTGTCCAGTTTAATTTAAAAATGTCTACGTCTGTAAATTTATACGGTTTGACATGTTCAGACTCTAATATGTCTACAACATTAACCCACTTTGCATTCATTGTATCTCTTACTTGATAAACGCCGTCTTTTCCATCTGTACCTTTCAATAATACAAAATCACCATAATTAAAAGGTCCTCCCCATCTTGCGAGTAAGTTACGAGAAAGAGCAACAAATTTATATCTAGATGCATGATGTATCCTTATTTTAGTGCCATCAGCTGTTATATCTGGTGTGTCATCACATTGTATTGTATTTGGCTGATACATTGTTACATCAACTTTTATTCCGTGTTGATAAAATTCTGATAATCTATCAGATAGCTCTTTGTTCTGATTTGCAAGAAACTCGTAATGTTCGTGATACGTGTCTTTGTTTGCTTTCATAAACTTAGTTGCAACATAACCATTCATAGTTGTTATGAACGCTATTCCAATTAGATATTTGCTAAGGTTTTGCATATTATAGTCTCCTATTTAATACTTAAATCTAACACTTTTTTGCGTAAAAGTAAAGGACTTTTTTTGCTTTTTTGTAACTTTTTTTAATCAATACTAAGATTGTAATTTTTAGATAATTCTATTTTCTCTTGTTGTCTTGATTTTTTCTTTTTTGTCTTGTGAATCTTTGTTGTAGGAATCGGAAAATCAGACATCTTTGGTTTTTGTAGCCTTTTCATTAGTCATCCCAGGTCATTGACCATTGATCGATTTCTTCTTCCGAAGCTCTCAAGTCTTGTAATAATAAGTCAACAGCATCCCAATCTTTTTCTTCATATGCTGCTTCTAATCTCATAATAATCTCTTCAATAGACATTGTCTTTGCTCCACTAGTTGATACTATATATGGATAAGTTTCGTATTGCAAAGAAGAAATATTCATTGTTTCTTCATTAAATTTAAATGGCAAATTAAGCTGCATTATGCCTCCGCTATTGTGTAGTTTAACATTGTACCTTCCGGCTTGTCCTTAAATTCTGCATAGTCTGTAATTAACTTATAGAAAACTTCTTGTGCTGCTTCTTTAACACTTAAGTCTTCACCGTGTGTAAGCTGATCAAAAAGCTTTTTGTTATTATGATAAAAATTTTCTATTTCTAGTCTAAGACACTCCCAGTCTAATACTGGCAAGTCTGTCTTAAATTCGTTTTGTGATAAATAACCTTTGTTCATTAGCCCATTTCGCCTAATATGTTGTCTATTGCTTTGTCTCTTTGTTCTCTTGGCATTTCTGTAGGACGGAATTTTACTATTCCTCTTCCATTTATTGTAGGCATTCCATACTCATCTTTACCTATTGACTTAACAACAACTTTTTTATTTTTAAATTTACCCATTAAAACTGTATCACCTACGCTTATGTCTATCTTAATCATTTTAAATTCCTCTTTAGATCTTTATAAAGCTCTTCCTGATTTTTTCTAATCTCAGCAAAGTCTTTATCAATTTGTTTTATGTCATTGTCCAAGACTGTTATCTCTGCTGACTTATTGACTGTGTATGCGAGTTTTTTATCTGCCTTCTTTGACCCGTAAATATAACTAGCAACTGGAAAGTCTACTTGAATATATTCTAATGAGTCAAACCATTGCTCTGGCTTACCGTTACCATAACCAAGAGTTCTTGCATCACCTCCCGGAAGCCAACCTGTATCAGGTTCTCCTGCATCTGCAGAATATCCACCTGTATTGCTGGATACTTCTTGAATGTGTTTCTTAAACTTCATATTATTAAATATCACT